TTACGATAATTCGTAATCAAGTGACTGATTTTTAAGGGTTTTCTTTCGAGTCTTTTTGCTCGGTGTCGAAGAAGTGTCGAAACCATCCAGCGGATTGAAGCGCACAGCCTCCCGCAGGTGAGACGGTGAAAGGTGCGCATAGCGCATGGTCATAGTCAGAGACGAATGGCCCAAAATCTCCTTAAGCGCGAGGATGGCACCACCGTTCATAATGAAGTGACTGGCGAACGTGTGGCGCAAGACGTGGGTTGCCTGACCCCGAGGCAGCTTGATACCGCTAGCCTTGAGCGCAACGCGAAACGCACGCATACAACTAGTGAAGCGGCCATGGATGGCAAAATGCTCGGTAAGGCGTTTAGCCAGGTCGGAGCTAATAGGCACCGTGCGGACTCGCTTCGACTTTGTATTAACGAACGTGACGGTATCGTTCCTGACAAGCTCAGGCCGCAGACCCTCAGCCTCTGACCACCTGGCACCCGTGGCAAGACATAGCTCAGCAACCAGGCGGACGCTATGCGACCGGCTTTTATCAAGTGCTTCAATCAATTGCGGAATCTGTTTTATCGACAGATACGATAGCTGAGCCTCCTGAAACTTCAGCGGCTTTAGCTTGGCCAGCGGGCTGGAATAGTCGATATCGCCCAGGCGGTACAGCTCATTGAAAACCGTCTTGAGGTAGGACAGGCGGTTATTGATCGACTTGGGCTTGGCGCCTGATTCCAGTTCACGGCGACGCAGGTCTACGACAGCAGAGCCGGTGAGCTTGCGGGCTACGGGATCACCTAGGCGCTTGGCCATGAGCTTAAGGGCACTGGTTCGACGCTGACCGCTGGTTATGGCGTGGCCGTGCAGGTCATACCAGCGCTGAATAACTTCGCTGAGCCGTCGATTGTCCTTTGGCTTGGGGTTCCAGTCGCGTGGCTGGATGCATTCAGTGCGGCACTTGGCTTCGAATCGAAGCGCCTCAGCCTTGGTCTTTAGCGTCTTACGGAAGCGCTTGCCCTTGATAGGCTCAACATCGACTTTCCAGCGGCCATCGGGCAGTTGTTCGATAGCCATTAGACGGCACGCCCCCACCGCACTATGCGTTCTTCCAGGCGATCGCCAACCATGGCGCGAATATCTTGCGGAGTCATGCCCTTGTCGCGGTAGTAGATACGCACCAGCGGCCAGAATGGCAGGCTCTTAAGAGCCTTATAAGTCTTTTTTGCGTCCAGCCCTTGCCGCGCAGCAAGCGATATAGCGTTACCGATCATAAGGTCGATATTCTTACCGCTGAAGCCGGCAGCGGTTTTGTACTTACGCTTGTAATCGGTCTTATCAACCAGGGAGGTTACGCCCGTTTCAACGCGCACATCGTCACGGATCAGTTGCCAGAAAGCATCGAGCAGCCCAGGGCGAGCCAGCAGACGAAAATTGGTTAGACCGTAGCGCCAAAGGCCGTCGAGGTGCGGGGCGAACTCAGCGAAGGTACGCGTCTCAATAAACTGGCCGGACTCCATAGAGCAGCTACCGGCAGCAAATTGGTTAACCACGGAATGGTGATAACGCAGCTCACAGCGCCATACAGGCTGCTCAGGGTCATAGTTGCCAGCATCGTCGGCATCAAACGGATTATCACCACGACGCCATACCGATTCACACCAGTCGAGTTTATCGATGGCCCTAGCCTGAAGGGTTTTATTGTAGATGCCGAGCTGACAGGCACCAGCAGAACCGAACATGTATGACTGGCCACGGCCATAGGTAGCCGACTTGTCAGCCCATTCGAAGCTATTGATGCCGTCAAAACGGCGCTGGGCAGTGGCTTTGCAATGGAGGCGGGCGGTTATGTCGTCTGGAGGCGTCCAGCCCTGAAAATCAAGCGCAAGGTGCACGGCGCATTGCTTAGGCTCAACGGCAGTCATGCATTCACTGGCGAGGCGATCCATAACGGCCTGAAGGCGGTCAGGTTCATGCGCGTCGATGGCATGGGGCGAAACTTCGATTTTCAGGTGCGGCCCGATCACGTCAATTTTGACGTTGAAATTCTTAATCAGCAGGATCAGACCGAGGTCGGCATTCTGGAGCTTGAATTGATAGCCCGAATCACGACCCACGCGGGAGGCATGGAACCTATAGCCCGCGAAATCGACCATTCCAGGCTTGTCACCGAACAGCGACAGGAAGTCAGGACGCAACAGACCAGCGTAAAGCTGGCGGACGGTATCGACACCACAGCGGAGCAGGCGGACGCCTGACAGGTCGGTGAACCTGGCAAGGTGCTGGTCAAAGAAGTGGCGACCGCTGGGGCTTTCCTCAACTTGACCGTCAGCGCCAAACAAAACCCGAATCTGATCTTTTGCCTTAGACATGAAATAACCTTATTGACCCGTTATTGACCGTTTTCTCTGTTCTTTTATTGACGTGCTACAGGGACGTCGAAGGGCGCTCAGCAGGTGGCTGAGGATTGGCGTTAGGGCCAGCCGTACCGCTTCTTTCGGTCGCGCCGCTCGCTACAGAAGCGGTACGGCTGGCCAAACGCACAGGATCACTTGCCCATTGGGTAGAGTCACCACGACCCGTCCAGGGCGTTACGATGGCACCATCGATTTGACAGCTATAGCTTTTACGGTCAGGCAGTAGCTGACAGTCGTTTGCTAGTTCATAGCGAAGGCCGTAGATGTCGGATTGCAGTACAACAAGATCGGGCAATGGATCAGGGTTTAGAGTATCGGCCTGAATCGAGCCGTATCCCGTAATTGACGGCCACGATGAACGAACAGTGCCGCTACCCTGCCCACGCGATATATAGCCAGCAACGCGCCACACTGACGAATTAGACGGCTTAGAAGGCGGCAGCACGGCTATAGGTGGAGAGGGTGATGATAAGACCGGCGAAACCGGGGAGGTAGGTGGCGGATTGACCAGGGCCAGCGATTCAGCCGGCAGAACCTCGGATTGATCAGCCTCCACCTTTTCGACCATGCCAAAGCCGCTCATGAAGTAGCCGTAGAGCCACCAGACAAGAAGCGGCCCTAAAGTCAGCGGCCCGACGATTGAGAAAATGATCACCGGGGAGCGCCAGATCGTTCCGCGCTTATCAGCCTTCGACTCATCGCCTACGTTGCCAGTTGCGGACTGAGTTGCACTACTGTAATAGCGGTAAATCTCTTTCTTGTATTGGCCGTATGTCTGACGAATGAGCTTGCTTTTAGGAATGCTATTACCAGTTGGCGCGCCCATGTAGATGTCCACGCGGAACTTTTTAGTCGAGCCGATGGCCGTTAGCTTGGTCATCTTATAGGTTTGCTCGACGAGGATACGAACCCAGGCAGCAAGCTGCGAAAGGTCCTGAGTCACAAGGACAATACGCATCGAGCGGCCTTTTTCGTCTACACGGTGACGATGCTCAGCCAGGAGACTTTTATCAGCTAGCTGGGCTTGATTGGCCTTTAAACCGGCAGGCCAGCGACGCCAAAGCTCATCGAGAACAGCAACAGAACCGGCAGGTATGAACTCGGCCATATCATCCCGCTCGTACCAATCCTCAGGAAGCTGGGTTATATCACTGCCAGTAGTGCCGAAGTCTGCCAGCAGATCCTCACGCTCAAGCGGAATGTTAGTAACAACGTGCCGGCCCTCTTTAATCGATGGAATGATCACGTGTTCAACTACGCCGTAGCTCTTGCCGTGCCCAGGAAGGCCCACATACGCCTCGATAGCCATATATCACCCGATAATTGGAATTCGGCGGATAAGAAAGCGGATGCCATATGCCGCCAGGATCATGACAACGCCCTCACCGAAAGCAAACTTCTGAGCGAAGAACAGGACATTTCCAGATAGCGAGGCAAAAGCAGATTGAGCCTGATAGACGAAATCAGGGACAGGAATCGCACTTATTACAGCCGCAAGAGCTTCGAGAATCTGCGCCCATATAGATTGGAACAGCCAAGTGAAAAAGTCCTTTATCCATTCGAGGACGGTATTAACTATATCAGCCATATATCACCTATGCGCTAAGCAGTACACGAACAGCAGCGAGACCCCACACCGCCAAAAAAACAAAATAGAGGTCATCAAGCCAGTTTGAGTGGGTACATATATAGTCGAGAGAGATAGTGCCTATAGCGGTATTGGTACTACCCATATTGCAGGAACCCGAGCCAGTTACAGCAATAGATGATACAGCGCTCATAATCGGAGAGCCTTCTATAGCAGCCTGAAAGGCTTGGATTGACTCGGCATACGTTGCAACTTCGCCTAACTCTGGCGCAGATACCTGACCGTTTTCATCGTCGCAATCGACTATACAGTCGCCCTCCCCAGTACCGGAGCCATCCCCCTTGCCAATGCCAGAGCCACACTTAGCGCCTTCACACTTGGTATCTGATGACGTTGTGTTGCCGTTGCCATCCTTGATGGTCACGTTTGTGGTTTTTGTAGTGACAGACTGGCAGGCATTCGGCCCTGAACATATAACGTCAGTGCGGATATCCGTTTTTGTAGTAGTAGTGGTGCCGTCAGGATTCGACTTAGTATCGACTTTAGTATCTATCTGCGTACCGTTAGATGTCGGAGGCTTTTTAGCGATGCACTGCATAACGCCATTTACTTGGCCACATTGAGAACTTTCGCCGGGAGTGCCCTTATAGTCAAAACTAGTGCATGACTGGCGACCTTCTGCGTCAGTAACGTACGTGCAGGGCTGACGATCAGTTTCAATAGGTGGCGTTGCGGGCGTGCAGTCAGTATCAGGATCGCAAGGGCCTTCCCCGTCACCGGGATTACCGGTAAACCCAAATTCACCGTCCCCGGTAGCGCCGGTAAATTGTACGGCGACGTTGCATTTTGCCGGAGGAGACCCCAACTCTACACAGACGCCGTTGAAACAAGCTTTGCGCGGGGCAGGCCGTGGGCAGTGCTTATATGGACTGGGACCTACAGGAACAGCAACACAGCCACTAACGTCGACACTCGGCGGGCCGCTAGGCACACCGTTGCTATCGAATTGCGCGTATACAGAAACCTCTCGCACCCTTGATTGTGCGAACTTACATTGCGAACCCTTATCAGCAAACGGAAAGTCAACACACTCACCGGCGCTGTTTTTAATCTTAGGTAATCCGGTGTGCTGATCTTTTGGGCCGCAGACTTCGCCGTTAGGCTCTTGAGGGGCTAAACATGCGCCGGTTACAGGGTTATAGACTGCTGGAGCGGTGCAACCTGATCCACGACGGACTACAGAATGCTGAGAAATAAAAACAGGGCCGCGATAAAGATAGCAGGTCGCATATTCGCCACCAGAATATGCAAGCTGAGAGGTACTGCCATTATTGCTAGCAAATTTGGAACAACTAGAAGCAGGAGTATCGGCGATTGATTGAGTATCTGTACCGATTTGCCAGTAATAATCCTCGGCCAAAGAAAGACCAGAATAAAGCGATGCCGAAACAACCAGCAGAAACAACGAGACATAAAGTCGAATGGTGAACATATATCACCCCGCAAAGGCCAAATAAGCAGCCAGACCGCCCATTACAAAGAGCGCCAGATAATAGAGCTGGTCCATTTTTTGTAACTCCAATGAAAACGGGGCCGCAGAGGCCCCGTTGTGCAGTGCAGGGCAGGAACTTACTTGATCATGCCGAGCAGCTTGCGTGCGCCCATGCGGGCAACCAGGGCGAGCGCGATAACAGCGGCGATACCACCGATGCCGGTTACCACGTCAGTTACGGATACAGCAGAAACGATTGCTTCCATTTGAGTTTCCTCAGTTGATCATCGAGAGAAGAACCCGGCACAGCTTGCCAGCGAGCCAGCACGTACCGAGCAGTACAAATCCAGCGCTGAACGCAGCCGCCATCATGGCGGGGTCGAGCTGTTCAACGCTGAACGGCTCAGGCACCGGGACCAGGGTCCAGACACCAGAACACAGGGGGGCGCCATCCCCAGCCACGGTGACTTCACCGTCACAGCGGAGGACGCCCGAAGTCACAGGGCACCCGCCAGCGCGTAATCAGCGAAGGCCCAGGCGTAACCGGTGGCCAGACCTACGGCGAACATCGAGAGATAGCGAAGCATGGCGGCACCCTCCCGTTAGGCCTTGGGCGCTTCAGGCTTAGCGCCTTGCGAAGCGGCCTGGCGTTGCGGCTGGTCGGGAATAACCTTGGTCAGTACTTGGGTATTAGTGGTGCGGCCAAAGCGGTCAGTAACAGGGCGCACTTGGCTTTCGAACTTGACCACTACCGGGCCTTGGGTCAGATCGACCTGATCTAGTACCGAGGCGTCGGCGCGATATTCGGTAACTTCGAAGCCCTTAGCATTACCTTGGGCACCGGCAGGGATTGGGGACAGCGCCTGTACAGCCGCCACAACTTCGCCGGTATCTTTTTTGGTGTAGTAGTCCGTTTTAGTGACGAACAGGGAAGTAATCGAAGTTGCAGCAGGGATAGCGAAAGACATAGTTATTACCTCTTACAGTTATGCGCTTAGTTGCGCGTTAGTTGTCTGCTTTTGCGTTTTTTCGGCGTGCAGAGGCTCATAGCCTTAATTAGCCTTGTTCGCTTTCGCAGACTTGTTTACTTCGGTCTTACTTTTACAACTTATTGGGCAAGCCCTTCGGGCCGGGCTCTATTCGCGTTGCTCACCAAGCCAAACGGTGAAGCGTGTTTGTCTTGGCCCTTCGGGTAACGATCCCTCTTGCAACACCAAGGGCGCTGCCCTTGTCATCCCGCTCTTGCCGCCGAGGGCTCGGGAGCTGGGGCGGAAAAGCTGCCCCAACTCCCCAGCCAAGGCTTGTTTGTCGGGCGGGCGTTCAAGGGTTCGCTTCGCCCGTGCCTCCGTTCGCCGGAACGGTGAAGCGCGTTCCGACGAGCCGGGGGCGCGGCCCTTGACCTGTTCAACATCGGCGGCGTTGGCGAGGGCGAAAAAGCACAGCCCTGGCCGCAGTTGGGCGAGCGCGCAACGGGCCTGCCAGTTGGCAAGCCGCAGGCCCGCGGCACGCTTCGCCAGAAGCACCACTGCGGCCAGGACGATCATTGCCCGGCCTCATGACGGCGTTCGATCTGGTCAGGGCAACCGGCCTCTAACCAACTTTGGATCACAGCACCACCCAGGCGCCAGGCATCAGTGCAGCGCTTGGTCGATTCGACTTGCAGCGCAACGACGACAGAGGCAGGCGCCAGAACATGAAAGCGACGCTCTTTGTCTTCAATCTCACTAATGTCTTTACGGGCTGGGATGGTCATAGCAATTCACCTTGCTCAAATGGCTCGCGCAGCGGGACGAACGGCGTTGGCTTGCCGATGTTGCTCACAACGTACCAATACCGAGGCGGACGGGAACCGGGCTTGTGTGTCGCGCAGTACGAGGGGGGCACGACATGAAGACGGCCATTGACCGTTGATACGTGGCCGGGGTGGCAGTGGTTGCATAGTTGCCACAGGCTTTGAACTATCGGAACTTGCCGTTTCGTCCAGCAGACAGAGCAGTCGCAGTCCAGGGCGTGAGGTTGGCGCAGGTACTGGCTCAGACTTTTCATTGGCCGAGTCCCGCGCTTGGGGCTTTGCCGCGACGGGTGCGGACTGGTTGCGTTTGAGCAATTCCGAAAACGGAATGAGCGGGCCCGCATTGGCCTTTGACGGAAACGGCTTGCCCATGTGCTCAGAGGCATTTTCGAGCAGACGCAGAAACAGATACTGCTGTTCAAGCGTGATCAAACCTAACTCTTGAGCCAGGCCAATGCGCCCGCTGATACGACCCCATTTAGACCAGTCGTGATGGTTGCCGCGAGATTCACGCGGCTGCATGCGAAGGTCGCAGAGCGAGTGAAGCAGGCCAAATAGGAAGGTTTTCAGTTGATTGGTCACGATACCCACTCCTGTTCTGCCAGGTGCTGACGCCACAGCACGCAATTAACCATGCGACGCTTGCCGACCTTGACAGACGGAAGAACAGCCTTTTTGACCCAATTGCGGGCCATATCAGGCGTTACGCCGTTGCGTGCGGCCCAGACCTCAGGCAGTTCAACGTCAGCCAGAGGCGCGGCTTGGGTTTGATCTAGGTTTTCCGTTTCCATTGTCTGGGTCATTCCGGCACTATTTAGGGTCAT